ATAAAACCGGGTGATGCAAAAGTAGCCATTTGATTCACAAGGCCATTGACGCATCGCCCGGTTAGTTTTAACCTTGTCCACCGTGATTCACGTTCGTGAACATGTCCTTTCAGGGCCGATATAGCTCAGTTGGTAGAGCAGCGCATTCGTAATGCGAAGGTCGTAGGTTCGACTCCTATTATCGGCACCATTAAAATCAATAAGTTACACATCATTAGTACCTTCCTTATTTTTTGACTGGGACAAATTTGGGACCGATGGGTTCAGGATCGAGTCTATTTGCCGTGCGTGTTCGGTAAGGTGATTAGGTGCAAGGTGAGCATATCGACGAACCATTTCGATAGACTCCCAGCCTCCCATTTCCTGTAACACTGACAACGGGACTCCGGCTTGAACCAGCCAACTTGCCCAGGTGTGTCTCAAGTCGTGAAATCTGAAATCATCAATACCAGCCCGTCTCAGCGCCGCTTTCCAGGCTGTGTTTGCGTCATACCGCATCTTCCTTACTGTTGGCGCTTTCGTTCCGTTTGGTTTGGTACAGCTTTCCTTGTACACAAATACCCAACGGTGATGATTCCCGATTTGTTTTTTCAATACGCGACATGCAGTATCATTCAGCGCAACGCCAATTGCGCGGTTTGATTTACTCTCTTCCGGGTTTATCCATGCCACCCGGCGCTGCATATCTATTTGTTGCCATTCAAGGTTGATGATGTTCGAGCGTCTTAAGCCTGTTGCCAGTGCAAATTCAACAACAGACTTTAATGGCTCCGGACATTCATCAATCAGCCTTTGTGCTTCATGGGGCTCCAGCCAGCGGATCCGTTTATTCTTTGGTTGAGGCACTTTAATAATTGGTGCCTTATCCAGCATTTTCCATTCACGCTCTGCGGCTCTTAGTAGGGCCTTTATAAATGAAAGATGCGTAGCCTTCGTTGCAACGGACGCTGGTTTTGGCGTGTATTCTGGAACAGGTTTCCCTTTTTTTCTGCATGCTTCTGCCCTGAGTTTCCAGTTTTCCTCATGACGCCGGTTCGTCATTTTCTGCATTGCTGAATAAATTTTTGATTCAGTAATGTCTCTTAGTTGCATTCCTGCGAAATGTTGAAGCCAGAATCCGATCCGGCTTTTGTCATCGTCCAGCGATTTTTTATGTGCTTTCTCTTCAAGCCACCTGACACACGCTTCCTCGAACGTTATATCAGGTATTTCACCAAGTTTGCTGACCCGCCATGCTTCAGCCTTTAGCTTGTCATGGAGTTCTGTCGCCTGCCTTTTGTCCTTTGTTCCAAGAGACTGTTTAAATCTTTTACCGTTCGGCAATGTGAAACTGGCGTACCATATTTCACCTCTGCGGAAGAGTGACATTTTCTTTCCTCTGTTATGCCATCACCCGCGCTCACCTGGACAGTATGCAGCGGAGACTGAAGAGCCGCAATGCAGGCTTGTCGTGTTGTGAGGTAAGGAGATTTATTCTTAGTGGGATCTTTGCGTGTTGCCTGAAGACGCCCTGTGCGTATCCAGTTAATGGCAGTCGGTCTGGATATCTTGAGAAAATGACAGGCCTCATCGAGTGTGAGGCTGTATGGCTCCATTATTTCACCTCTTGTTGTGACATTGTTGAAAAATGGATACCTGCTCGTTGCTGCCAGACGATCCAACCGAGAGTCATATCCCATGCCATGTATTCGTTATCGCCGTTTTTTGCTCTCCGACGATCTACTAAGTCACCGAAACGCTTTTCCATGAATAATTCATAAGCTTCGCGTTCATCTGGTTCTACTTCCAGAGATAGGAGTGCGATTTCATAAGCACGGCGCTCAATATCGTCTCGCACGTCAAGGCTGCTGATACGCTCTTTAATTTCTTTAATCAGTTCTTTGTCGGTAAAAGTGGTCATTATGCTCCAGCCTCCGGTGCTTTTGGCATTACTGCCCAGTGAGTGATATTGACGTTTTCAAGGTCCCCGACCTGAAATGTCCACTGCCATTCTCCGGTTTCTTTTTGTCCCCAGGTGTACCAGAGAGAACGCCAGCCAATTAGCCAGCCTTCTCCGTTAGCATCGAATAACAAAACACTTTCATTTGCTGGTGGCAGTTCAGTTGACACTGGTATTACTTTGTTTTCCTGTGCTGCACATTTAGCTTCAAGCGCATCGAATTTACGCACCAGGTATTCAGCATCTGTTTCATTCACTTTCAGATCTCGCGGTACACATCTCCCACGAAGAAACCCTTCCATTTCGAAAACATTCATGCGCATTTGCGTAACTCCGATAACTCGTTAAAACGTTCCATAAACATCCCGTAGGCATGGCCCGGTGCCTGTGGAATCACTTTGAACATCTCTGTTGCCGGGATACCTTCCAGTACAGGCCAGAAAGAGCCATCATCAAGCCCGAGATCGCGGCGTTCGGTTGCCAGCATAATGAGATCGGCATATTTCACTGGCGTGCTCATAACAGGAGGTAACCCGTATTTCTCACGTATTACGGCGTCTATTTTTTCTTCCATCCGTTTATAGTCAGGAAGAAGTCGTTTCAGTGGTGCGGGGATGTCCTGGCAATATGCTTCTGTTGCATCATGCATTAAAGCTTCAAAAGCAAATTCCTGTGGCACCAGCTGGCTGCAAAGCACCGCATGTTGGGCGACACTGTAGAAGTGTGAAAGATGTCCTGCAAAGCGACAGATATTTGAAAGGGAAACCGCGATATCGTTAATAACGATGTCGTCTTTATTTATCCTGTCATAATAAAAATGCTTCCCGGAAAAAGTTTTAATAAATGACATTTTGTTCTCCACGTATATGCGCTGCACCGCGCTGAATTCGGGTAAAAGGAAGCCCTCACCGTCCGGCGATTATTGAGTCAATTACATTTCCATAAATGCCCCCGTAGGGGCGGTTAGTTTCTCCACAAAACAGAGAAGAACACCTGCGGTGGCAGCCGCCCGGATGGATTGGGTTATGAGCCCGTCGTCCGGTGATGCTCTTCTCTGTTTTGTAAAAAGGACGGTACCAGCCGGAAGCAAGGGTACAAGCTGGTACCGCTAAGACTACACACAGCATAAAGTTGTGGTGCCGGGTGCCTCCCGGTGCCTGGCGAAGGTTGCACACCAGGCGGGTGGGTATCCACAGAAGGTCGACTGTCAGCCTCAACCTTAACCCGCGTGCGCTGAGCCGCATTCACCACAACGCTAAGGATTCTCTCTGGTTGAAAATACTTAGCTGTTATGTGCCTGTCTTTTCACCACTTCAGGCTCGGTGGTATCCTTTTAAGCCCGTATACATAAAAGGAAAATCAAATGACTTTTGATGAAAAAGAACTTGATAATGCAATTAATAAAATCATCGTAACGTCGCTCTTTTCCTGTCTCAGCGACACTCAGCAAAAACAGTTCTACGAATCGGCTTTCAACATGATCGAGCGTTGTTGTTTCTGCGATGCCGACGAGTTACCTGAAAAAATCAGGAAACAGTTGGCTGATGCTCTTCGAGTGCGACTTTCTGACCAATTTTCTGAAATGTACTCTCCGAATTTGGACAAATAGAAAAAGGCCATTTCCATTCAGGGTCTGATGGAAAGACTTCAGCCTGTTCTAAAGCACGGCGTAAAGAGAACACAACTCCAGCCATAATCTGATGTTTCCCATTGGTCCAGCTATCGCCGCTCTGATCTACAGGGGCGGCTATGTCGTATGACCAAACGACTTCACAGTTATTGTTTAAAATCTGGACTTTCATTTCATACACCTGCTTTAACATGAGTGCCTGGTGGCACAACATGACTCAACGAATCATCCTGGACTTCATATGCCCCAGGCGGCTACTTCGTGGGCGTCCTGCCTGTTCGTTATCTTTGATATAAAATCTAACTTAACTTAGTTATCATGGCAAGAGAAAACACCAAACTTTTCTTAGTTCGGTGCCTTAGTTAGAGAAGAGAGGTCTTAGAGTTCGTATTGAACTCCTTTGACTACACCAATGATAAGGCAATTACCATTGATAGGGATGTTGGGATACCGAGGATTTAATGGCACTAAAAACTTTTGAGGGCCATCGATGACTAATTTTTTTACTGTAGCTTCGTTTGTTCCATCAAGTCGAGCGATGACTATTTTTCCATGACGAGGTTCTGCATCTGGATCTACAATCACTGTTGCGCCTTCTGGTATTGTTGGGAGGCCATTAGGGTTAGTCATGGAGTCACCTTTAACCTCTAATGCAAATGAGTTATCACCAATCTTTAATGATGTATCTACCCACTTGTCCACTTCACTAAACACTTCTGCTGCCCTGCACTCAGTAAACTGCCCAGCCTGAACCCACGATATTACAGGAACTCTGCGCATGTTTGTGACGAGTTTGCCTTCAAACTCAGCACCATAAAGAATGTAATCTATTGACGTATTGAAGAACTTCGCTAATTTCGAAAGTGCCTCCCCACCAGGGGTATTGATGTCTTTCTCCCAGTACCCCACAGCAACGTCGCTTACTCCACAAAATTTACCCAATTCTTTCTGGGACGTTCCGGTAACTCTTCTCAGAGCTTTTATACGCTGACCAACCGTTTCCATAGGAGCACCATTTCTTGAATTGCTAAGTAATCTTAGTTTTTATTGACCAAAGATAGATTTGTAATTAGCATCTAATAAAACTTAGTTTGGAGGGTGTATGACAACTGACGATATCGAAAGCTACTTCGGCAGTATTGAGAAAGTTGCTGCTTTTTTCGGCATAACAACTGAGGCCGTTTATCAGTGGCGAAACCGTCCGGGCCAGTTAATTCCAAAAGGACGTGCAGCAGAAGCTGCATATAGAACTTGCGGACGGTTGCCATTTAAACCTGAGCTTTATGAAAAATCTAATGGATAAATCGATTAACAGAAACCACAGAACGATGAGGCTAACCGTGGGTAAGCATCACTGGAAAGTAGAAAAACAGCCTGAGTGGTACGTGAAAGCTGTCAGAAAAACTATCGCAGCGTTGCCGGGTGGTTACGCTGAAGCAGCTGACTGGCTGGATGTAACAGAAAACGCATTATTTAACCGCCTTCGTGCCGATGGCGATCAGATTTTCCCGCTGGGATGGGCAATGATTTTGCAACGTGCTGGTGGAACTCACTTCATTGCTGACGCTGTGGCGCAGTCTGCAAATGGCGTCTTTGTGTCTCTTCCTGACGTCGAGGATGTGGACAACGCCGATATTAACCAGCGCCTGCTGGAAGTCATTGAACAGATTGGCAGTTATTCCAGACAGATTCGTTCGGCAATCGAAGACGGTGTGGTGGAACCGCATGAGAAGACAGCAATTAACGACGAGCTGTATCTCTCAATTTCGAAGCTGCAGGAGCATGCAGCACTGGTCTACAAAATCTTTTGCATTTCAGAAAGTAATGACGCCCGCGAGTGTGCAGCTCCGGGCGCCGTGGCGTGTCGTGACTGTGGAGAAACTAACGCATGAACAGTTTAACAACACACTACCGTCGCTCGCAACTGATTGCGCTTCCTGTACCGGGTGGAAAAGCGAAGGTGGAGTATTGCTATGCAGTTAATGTACCAGGTGACAGGGAAATTGTAACCCACAGCTTTGCTGAGTGGGCTGTGGGTGATTTCAACCGGCAGAAGGAGACAGTCCTTTACGACAAGTTAACCGCTGGTTCAAAGATCACTACGGAGTGCCCGTCAGAGTCATTCGTTGGGAGCCGGAAACACAACGAGTTATCTACCTCCGCGAAGGCTATGAGCATGAGTGCTTCAGCCCGCTCGAACAGTTTCGTCGTAAATTCAGGGAAATAGAGGTCGGTCATGAGCACTAAATTAACCGGCTATGTATGGGATGGTTGCGCTGCATCAGGCATGAAATTATCCAGCGTGGCAATTATGGCCCGCCTGGCTGATTTCAGTAATGACGAAGGTGTGTGCTGGCCATCAATTGAAACTATTGCCCGTCAGATTGGCGCGGGGATGAGTACCGTCAGGACGGCTATCGCACGGCTGGAAGCAGAAGGCTGGTTAACGCGTAAGGCGCGTCGCCAGGGTAACCGCAATGCGTCGAATGTTTATCAGCTTAACGTTGCGAAGCTTCAGGCAGCGGCATTTTCTCAACTGTCAGATTCTGACCCGTCAAAATCTGACGCATCAAAATCTGACCCGTCAAAATTTGATGCGTCGAAATCTGGCAAAAAAGCGGGTTTTCACCCGTCAGAATCTGGCGGGGATCCGTCAGTAAAATCAAAACATGATCCGTCAGATAAAAAACCTTCTCGTCCGGACGCTTCGCAACCGGACACGCAGACGGATGAACAGGATTTTTTAACTCGCCATCCTGATGCGGTTGTATTCAGCCCTAAAAAGCGCCAGTGGGGAACGCAGGATGATTTGACCTGCGCACAGTGGCTCTGGAAAAAAATCATCGCCCTGTACGAGCAAGCCGCCGAATGTGACGGCGAGGTGGTTCGTCCCAAAGAACCGAACTGGACAGCCTGGGCAAACGAAATTCGCCTGATGTGTGTGCAGGATGGTCGTACTCACAAACAAATCTGCGAGATGTACAGCCGCGTCAGCCGCGATCCGTTCTGGTGCCGTAACGTGCTCAGCCCGTCGAAGTTGCGGGAAAAATGGGATGAGCTTTCCCTGCGCTTATCACCGTCCGTCAGCACGTACACCGAAAAACGCGAAGACCCGTACTTCAAATCCAGTTACGACAACGTGGACTACAGCCAGATCCCGGCAGGATTCAGGGGGTGATCATGAGTCTTTTGAATGAAGTTCAGAAATTCATTGAAGCCCATCCGGGATGTACTTCCGGAGACATTGCGGATGCTTTTGCAGGTTACTCACGGCAGCGCGTTCTGCAGTCAGCAAGCAAGTTACGTCAGAGTGGGCGTGTGGCTCACCGTTGTGAAGGAGATACACGCAGACATTTCCCGCGCCTGACTGAGAGAGCGCAGGAACCGGAACCACAACCAGTTCGAGAAACCAGACCTGTGCGCAATTTCTATGTCGGCACTAACGATCCACGGGTGATTTTGTGCCTGACCCGCCAGGCTGAAGAACTGGAGTCCAGGGGCTTATACCGTCGTGCTGCAACCGTGTGGATGGCGGCATTCCGTGAAAGCCACTCCCAGCCAGAACGAAACAATTTTCTGGCGCGTCGTGAGCGGTGCTTACGGAAAAGCAGCAAGCGCGCTGCATCGGGTGAAGAGTGGTATCTGTCAGGGAATTACGTGGGGGCTTAATGAGTAATAAATATTGCCAGGCGCTGGTGGAACTGCGGAACAAACCAGCCCATGAACTGAAGGAAGTGGGCGATCAGTGGCGCACGCCGGACAACATTTTCTGGGGAATTAACACCCTGTTTGGCCCGTTTGTTCTGGATCTGTTTACTGACGGTGATAACGCCAAATGTGCCGCGTATTACACGGCGGAAGATAACGCGCTGGCGCATGACTGGTCAGAACGTCTTGCGGAGCTTAAAGGTGCTGCCTTTGGTAATCCCCCATACAGCCGCGCCAGTCAGCATGAGGGGCAATACATCACCGGCATGCGTTACATCATGAAACATGCCAGTGCCATGCGTGATAAGGGCGGGCGCTATGTTTTCCTGATCAAAGCTGCCACCAGCGAAGTGTGGTGGCCGGAAGATGCGGACCATATTGCTTTTATTCGCGGGCGTATTGGTTTTGAACTGCCTGCCTGGTTTATCCCGAAGGATGAGAAGCAGGTGCCGACAGGCGCTTTCTTCGCTGGTGCTATTGCTGTTTTCGACAAGACCTGGAAGGGACCGGCAATCAGCTACATCGGGCGCGATGAACTTGAGGCATGTGGTGAAGCCTTTCTGGTGCAGGTTCGCCAGCAGGCGGAAAAACTGGTCAGGGAGATGGCGGCATGACGACGTTAACTCAATGCCAGCAGCAGGTGCTGGATATGCTGATTTCTTACCAGAAAGAGCGTGGCTTTCCGCCAACCAATCAGGAGGTGGCAACCATGCTGGGATACCGTTCAGTGAATGCAGCGGTAGAGCATCTTCGTGCACTGGAGAAAAAAGGCGTCATCACGATAAAGCGTGGCGTGGCCCGGGGGATAACGCTTCATACCGCGGTGAAGGACGACGACAGCGAGGCGGCCGGGATTATCCGCGCACTGCTTGCTGGTGAGGAAAACGCCAGGCTGCGTGCAGCCCACTGGTTACATGAGAGGGGGCTGAAAGTATGAAGCTGATTCTGCCTTTTCCACCCAGCGTGAACACCTACTGGCGACACCCCAACAAAGGGGCATTTGCTGGTAAGAGCCTGATAAGCGCGGCGGGGCGAAAATTCCAGAGTGCGGCGTGCACAGCAATAGTTGAGCAGTTACGTCGTCTGCCGAAACCAATGTCGGCACCTGCTTCAGTGGAGATCGTGTTGTTTCCTCCGGATAACCGGATCCGCGATCTGGACAACTATAACAAGGCGCTGTTTGACGCCCTGACCCACGCGGGGGTGTGGGAAGACGACAGCCAGGTGAAAAGAATGCTGGTGGAGTGGGGGCCGGTTATCCCGGAAGGGAAGGTCGAGATCACTATCAGTAAGTACGAGAAAACGGCGGGTGCAGCCGCCTGATTAAGAGGAGAAACGAAGTATGAATAATCTGATGGTCATTGATGGTATTGAAGTTCGTCGTGATGCTTATGGGCGTTACAGCCTGAACGATCTGCACAGGGCTGCCGGTTCTCAGGATAAGCATAAGCCTGCATTCTGGCTCCGCAATGAGCAAACCGAACGTTTAATAAGCGAGTTGCAGATTTGCAACTCGGTCAATATAGAGCCAGTTAACGTTAGTCGTGGCGGAAATAACCAGGGGACGTATGTCTGCAAAGAACTGGTGTATGCCTATGCAATGTGGATCAGCCCGTCATTCCATCTGAAGGTGATCCGTACTTTCGATATGGTAACCAGCGCACCGGAAAAATTATCCGGGCAGGCTGCTGACAAGATGCAGGCTGGTGTGATTCTGCTGGACTTTATGCGCAGGGAGTTAAACCTGTCTAACTCTTCAGTGCTTAGTGCCTGTCAGAAACTCCAGGAGGCTGTTGGCTTACCGAATCTGGCACCGCGCTATGCCATTGATGCTCCTGCTGACGCGCCTGATGGCTCAAGTCGCCCTACGCTGTCGCTGAGTGCACTGCTGAAACAGTATGGTATCCGCCTGACGGCTAATCAGGCATATCACCAGATGGTGAAGCTGGGGATCGTCGAGCAGCGCGAACGATACAGCCGTACCGCGATTAACAACATCAAAAAATTCTGGTCGCTGACAGCGAAAGGCTGCATGTTCGGCAAGAACATCACCAGTCCCGCAAATCCGCGCGAGACGCAGCCGCACTTTTTCGAATCCCGATTCCCTGAGCTGTTAAAGCTGCTCGATACCGTTCATTGAGGTGACCGTGAGAGCACTACTGACCCCTGAAATTGCCCCGCGTATGGGGATCGTATTGTTCAGACCCGGTTCAGAGCTGATGCCCCTGTTTATGCAGGGGCGTGTCCTGCTGGAGCCTGAGCCGGAACGTTATTCATCTTTTGCCAGTGGTGCCGTTCCGGCGGCATCACAACCGCTGGCGGATGATCCTGCCGTTCGGGCCGTGTTCCGCAATGAGGCAGTGATCCGTCGTGCTGGTGGAGTGGAATGTCTTGAAAGCTGGTTACTTCGTGAAAAAGGCTGCCAATGGCCTCATTCCGACTGGCACAGCGAGAACATGACCACAATGCGACACGCGCCGGGCGCAATCCGTCTGTGCTGGCACTGCGATAACCAGCTGCGTGACCAGTTCACGGAACGGCTGGAATCAATGGCAACGGATAACTGTGCCCGCTGGGTGTTGTCTGTTGTGCGTCGGGATCTCGGTTTTGATGATAGTCACGTTGTGACAATGCCGGAACTGTGCTGGTGGCTGATTCGTAATGACCTGGCGGATGCCTTACCGGAAAGTGCAGCCCGTAAGGCACTGAGATTACCAAAGCCTGTTGTGCCGTCTGTCACCCGGGAAAGTGACCTTGTGCCTTCGGTTCCTGCCACCAGCATCATCCAGGATAAGGCGAAAAAGGTGCTGGCGCTGAAAGTGGATCCGGAGTCGCCGGAGTCTTTTATGTTACGCCCAAAACGTCGCCGCTGGGTTAATGAAAAGTACACGCGCTGGGTTAAGACACAGCCGTGTGCATGTTGTGGAAAGCCCGCTGATGATCCCCACCACCTGATAGGTTACGGTCAGGGTGGAATGGGAACAAAAGCGCATGACCTTTTTGTGTTGCCTTTGTGCAGAAAGCATCACGACGAGCTGCATGCGGATACCGTGGCATTTGAAGAAAAGTATGGCTCCCAGCTGGAGCTGATATTTCGTTTTATCGATCGCGCGCTGGCAATTGGCGTGCTGGCCTGATTTTTTCGGAGAAAGGTGATGCGTGATATTCAGATGGTTCTGGATCGTTGGGGAGCATGGGCGGCGAGTGATAGTTCAGGAGTAGATTATTCTCCTATAGCTGCTGGGTTTAAAGGGCTTCTTCCCTATACAAGCAAAACACGTCAGGCTTGTTCAGATAGTGATGCATTAATTATTGAAGGTTGTCTTGCACGTCTAAAGCAAAAAAGACCTGATGAGCATTCGCTTCTTGTGGCACATTATTTATACAGAATATCCAAGCGTAAGATTGCAAAGGCGCGTGGAAAGGATGAGAAACTAATACGCATTGAGATACAGATGGCTGAGGGGTTTATTGATGGATGCCTTTCAATTCTGGATGTTAAACTTGAAATGGATTAGTGAAACCCCGGCTTAAGCCGGGGATGTTTCAGATTGAAGTGTTTTTTTCTTGGGCTCGTTCTTAGATGATTTTGTTTTCTTTTGACGATTGAGTTTTTTCTCTTTGCGTCTGTCAATATAATCGTCCCACCAATCAGGTTTTACTGTTGGGACGATTCTGCAAATATCAGCAATTGCAACAACAATGTTGCTCGATTGCACTCCATCGACGTGCTCTGCCAGTGAGGGAGGAACTTGTTGGTTCATTGGATCGAGGATAAAATCTACACCCTTTATACGGGCATGTTTAGCGGCAGGAACGAAATCAGCATCGCCAGCAATCAGGACGATCACATCAACTAGTTTCTCATGAGCAAGGATAGTTATATCCATACCAAGCTTAATATCGACGGCTTTTTGTTTATATTCGTAGTAGAAATCGTCGTTAGTTAACTCAGACCATTGAATTTCATTACGTAATAGTTTCTTAAGAGTATGTTCTTTTATTTGCCAGTTACCGACGTTTGAAAGAATACCCATACGAAGTGCCGTTTTACGATTCTTCCTTAGCTCCTCATGAAGCTTGTTTCGTAAAACATTCGGAGCATGTGTCTTGAAGTTTTTAGTTGATGGGGTTTTGTTGTCTCCATCAGGCAAAGGATACTTAATCTGTTTATCAAGCGGCGGGCAGTCGTAATAGTAAATACGGTAAAGCTCAAGTGGTTCACGGTCAGCGTGAGCACCATGTCGAACCTCTACATGAAATTTAACAATTCGCCAGATTATTTTAACAAGTTGTTGGCTGTCTAACTCATGCCCAGGGAAATGTTTTCGTAGAAAGTAATCAATCCGACGGATGAAGTAGCCGCCGTCAATCAAGACTGCTGTTTTCTTCATTGAAAAACTCACAAAAAAAGCTCAGAACCGTTGAGTAGACCCTAAATATTATCTACGAACAGTGCTGAGCTGGTGACGCAATAATTAACTATTGACATTTGCGTTGTCAACAAATTTTGCACTGTTTAAATGTAAATTTTTTCTGCTGTCAACATATAGTGTCATCTTTGGCATGTTGACACTATATAAACGCTTACGCGGTCCGCAAAAATAATTGTATCATGTTAAGAGTGGTTACTTCGACTCCTTCCTTAAAACCGCAGTTGAGCGGTTTTTTTGTACCTGTAAACCTGGTGCAGTACAGTAAACACGCTGGTGGTCGTGAATACTGGCTTTTTATCTTGCTGGCTTTTTAGACAAGAGTTATTGGTATGTCATGTTAACCAGAAGGGAAAAAGACATGCTAAAACAGCAAGATATGACAGAAACCGCCGCCGTAGTCCTTCATTTCCTACCTGCTGACAAGTGGGTAACGCCACGCATGATGACGAGAACTACCGGAGTAAGCGAAGCCCGGTGCCAGTTAATACTGACTCAGTTAGTTCTGGCGGGTCTGGCGAAGGATAACGGCGGGTATGGGAATAAATTCAGACGCTGCCAGTAATGGCGGTTTCCTGCTGTGAAAATGGGCGGCTGGTGGGTGTTGGTAGCACCTGCCAGCCATTCGCTCATGCTTACTGGTCACAAGCGAACCACGGCCCACTGCTTTAGCGCAAAAGCAGAGTGAGCCTACCAGAGTTACGCTTACTGATCCATGAAAAATACTGTAAAAATAAACAGTGTTGATTTAATCAACGCTGATTGCCTGCATTTTATTCAGTCCCTGCCTGATGATTCCATTGACCTGATTGTTACCGATCCGCCGTACTTCAAGGTGAAACCCAACGGCTGGGACAATCAGTGGAAAGGGGACGAAGATTACCTTAAGTGGCTGGACCACTGTCTGGCCCAGTTCTGGCGGGTGTTAAAACCTGCCGGAAGCCTTTACCTGTTCTGTGGGCATCGCCTGGCATCTGATATTGAGATCATGATGCGTGAACGTTTCAACGTGCTTAACCATATCATCTGGGCGAAGCCGTCCGGACGTTGGAATGGGTGTAATAAAGAAAGTCTGCGCGCATATTTTCCTGCCACAGAGCGCGTTCTGTTTGCTGAACATTACCAGGGGCCATATCGCGGCAAAAGTGACGGCTATGCGGCAAAAGAAAGGGAACTCAAACAGCACATAATGGCACCGCTGATATCGTATTTCAGGGATGCTCGTGCCGAACTGGGTATAACGGCAAAACAAATTGCCGAAGCCACAGGTAAGAAAAATATGGTTTCCCACTGGTTTGGTGCCAGTCAGTGGCAGTTGCCGAATGAGGCTGACTATCGGAAGTTACAGGCACTGTTTTCCCGTATAGCGGCAGAGAAGTTTCAGGAACAACAACTGGAACAACCACACCACCAGCTGGTGGCATCTTATGATTCACTGAATCGCAAATATTCTGAATTGCTGGATGAGTTTAAATCTCTCCGGCGCTATTTCTCCGTATCAGTCTCCGTGCCTTATACCGATGTCTGGACGCATAAGCCCGTTCAGTTCTACCCGGGTAAACATCCGTGCGAGAAACCGGCGGATATGCTCCGGCAAATAATCAATGCCAGTAGTCGACCTGGTGATCTGGTTGCTGATTTCTTTATGGGATCCGGTTCCACAATAAAAGCAGCAATGGCGCTGGGGCGTCGGGCGTTAGGTGTTGAACTTGAGTCAGAGCGGTTTAATCAGACGGTGAAAGAGGTAAGTGAACTGGTGGGGAAATAATTCTGGTGGCCACGTTGCGTGGCCTTTTTATTTCCAACACAGCACCCGCAAATATCGCGAGGTGAGAGATGACGAAATGCCTCATAACCCAAATACCTGGCTGGACTTGGTCCAGAGCTGGTGGCGTGGAGACACACCGCTGGGTGCAGTGATTATGTCGATCGTTATGGCTGGTTTGCGCATCGCCTATTTTGGCGGTGGTGGGGGCTGGAAACGAAAAACACTCGAAATTCTACTCTGTGGCGCTCTGACGCTGACTTTTGCATCCGCTCTTGAGTATGTCGGATGGCCTAAATCACTTTCTGTTGCCATTGGTGGTGGTGTTGGGCTGATCGGTGTCGATGCTATTCGTGGGGCAGCAATGCGAGTAATCGGTAACAAATTTGGTAGCTCGAAGGAGTAATTTATGCAGGCACTAAATTCCCAGCGTAAAGCTTTCCTTGATATGGTGGCATGGTCAGAAGGAACGGATAACGGGCGACAACCGACACGTAACCACGGTTATGACGTTATTGTTGGTGGTGAACTGTTTACTGATTACTCCGATCATCCTCGCAAACTTGTCACGCTAAACTCCAAACTCAAATCAACAGCCGCCGGACGTTACCAGCTTCTTTCACGTTGGTGGGATGCTTACCGTAAACAGCTTGGTTTGAAAGACTTCTCCCCCAAAAGCCAGGACGCTGTGGCATTGCAGCAGATTAAAGAACGTGGCGCTTTACCGATGATTGATCGTGGTGATATTCGTCAGGCTATCGACCGTTGCAGCAATATATGGGCTTCATTACCCGGTGCAGGTTACGGTCAGTATGAACATAAAATCGGTGACCTGATTGCCCGATTTAAAGAGGCTGGTGGGGTGGTAAATGAAGTTGAGTTATAAGCTGACTATCTCTGCTTTCTTCTTTACTGTTATTGGCTCTTTCATCTGGTCAGCGAATCACTACTACAGCAAATATCAGCACGAAAAGAAACGTGCTGATGAGGCTGTACAAAATGCCAAATCGGCAACTGCCATTACCAATAACGTCCTGCAATCACTGCAAATCGTCAATACAGTACTGGAGGCTAACCAGCATGCAAAACAGCAGATCGCACTGGAGTCACAGAGAACCCAGGAAGATATCAAAATGGCTGTTGCGGATGATGATTGTGCTTCACGTGCTGTGCCTGCTGCCGCTGCTGACCGGTTGCGGAAGTACGCGGACAGTTTACGTGAGCGTTCCGGTGGCACCACTGCCACCCAGCCTGACTTCTGATACTCCTGTACCGTTTATACCTAATCCGCTGACGTATGGTGCCAGTCTGGAGCTGAATGTGAGTCTGTTGTCTGCGCTGGCTAACTGCAATCGGGATAAAGCTGATATTCGTAAAATAGATGCAGAGAGAACTAACCATTAAGCAATAAAATTGTCAAATTAATCAGTTGTCAAATGAATATACGTTAAAGGTATATGTCGACATAATTTCACCAAGTACCTCAATACATACACTTTTTTTATGAAAATTACTGGGAAATGAACTTAGCTCCTCAAGACATTGCACATAAGTGCTGATATCACTTGCATCACGTTCAAGGAATTTCACTTGACCAAAAGAAGGAGTTTTAATCTTGGTTCTTTGCTGGATTATATGGATAAAGTGTGTAGTTGGTGAAACTATTACTCTTGAAATATCGGAAATGATGTCTTCTTGAACTTGCCGATAAAGTAAATCCTTTGGGTAATGGTGTTTAATCTCGATGGTTGCAACATTGCCATTATGTTCAGACGTTAATATCGACTGGTTATAAAGTGATATGTCAACAGCGCCGATACCGAGTTTTGGATGCTCACTTAAAGCAGTTAGTGTGCTGATTTGATTGAGTATAACAACTAACTCATCACGTATTTGTGTTTCATGTTTGCGATTGTAGAAGTAGCCATTCAGTTCATTTAACTTTTTATGCATCCTATCGTGACTAATTGCTTCGATCAGTAAATCCTGAATCATACTTTTCTCTAGATAATCCGAACGGTTGTAAGTGACAGTATTGTGCTGGCATGTCATTAATATGTAAAGGTATTGTGAATGCCAGAAAGATAACGAAGTATCATCGATAGAAAAACTTTACAGCCCACTCGTAAACAGCTTTGTAAATCGGTTCATGGTAAATACTATCGATACTATTCAGATGTGCGATCATCGCCTCCACAGTTGTAGTGGTTGTTTCTAATATTTCGATTATTGCAGGGCGGTCATCATCTTCATCGAAGTATTCGAACAGCAGTACAGGTTTACCATGCAATTCAGCATCTGAGACTCTAAGGTTACAACTACCGCTCAACTCAAAGTGAATTTTGTAATTACCTTCTACAGAATGGCCTACGGGGAAAAAGTATAGGGTGTCATCTTTGTTCAAAAGCCATTCCCATTCATAACTATTCATTTGTGAACTCCTGTTCATTGAGTTTCAACAACTATCAACTACATCCAGCGAAGCATAAAAGATCGTTTATGGCAAAACCGGAATGGAGTGCGATTCGATTCTGAGAAGGGTGCCACGTATCGTACGCGAACCATCCAAGAGGATTATGCAATGCCCCTACGAACCCCAAAAGCCTGCCGCGTTCGCGGCTGCCGTAATACCACTACAGACCCGTCAGGCTACTGCGAAAGCCACAAAAACGAAGGCTGGAAACAATACAAGCCGGGGCAATCTCGTCATCAGCGCGGTTATGGTTCGAAGTGGGACAGTATCCGCGCGCGTGTGCTGAAGCGTGACAAAGGTTTATGTCAATTATGTCTGCATGCTGGTGTGGTGGGTGAGGCGAAAACCGTTGACCACATCATTCCCAAAGCGCATGGCGGCACCGATGCCGACAGTAACCTGCAGAGTCTGTGCTGGCCGTGTCATAAGGCGAAGACGGCCCGTGAACGGCTGAAGTAAGAACCAGTTCCCATTGCCAGAGGGGAGGGGCGGGTCAAATCCCTGTGACCTGACGTCTTCCGGACTGCCCGCCCCATCGTTTTTTTATACCCGCGAAAAATGAAATTTAACCAGGAGTGCCGCATATGGCTGGAACGGCGGGGCGTTCCGGGCGTCGCCCTAAGCCAACGGCGCGCAAGGCGCTGGCCGGAAACCCCGGCAAGCGAGCCCTGAACAAAGATGAACCTGTTTTTACGCCCATCAAAGGTGTTGAGCCACCGGAGTGGTTCGCTGAAGAAGAGCTTCCTCTCGCCACGATCATGTGGCAACTGACAACCAAAGAACTCTGCGGTCAGGGCCTGCTGTGCGTGACTGACCTCGCAGTGCTTGAGCGGTGGTGCGTGGCCTATGAGTTCTGGCGACGTGCCGTGAAAAATATTGCCAGACAGGGCAACACCATCACCGGTGCAATGGGCGGCAGGGTCAAAAATCCGGAGCTGACCGCCAAAAAAGAACAGGAGTCCGAGATGAGCAGCACGGGGGCAATGCTCGGACTCGACCCCAGCAGCCGCCAGCGTCTGATTGGCCTGGCGGGGCAGAAGAAAGCCACTAACCCGTTTCTGAAAATCATCGAGTCATGAGCCGGAAATCTTACCCCAACGTAAATGCTGCCAATCAGTATGCCCGTGATGTTGTGCGCGGAAAGATTGTGGCCTGCCAGTTTGTGATTCAGGCCTGCCAGCGCCATCTTGATGACCTGATGGCGGAAAAAAGTAAGTCGTTTCGTTACCGCTTCGACAAGGACCTGGCTGAACGGGCTGCCAAATTTATTCAGCTGTTGCCGCACACCAAGGGGGAGTGGGCATTCAAGAGGATGCCCATCACGCTGGAGCCGTGGCAGCTCTTTGTGATCTGCTGTGCGTTTGGCTGGGTCAATAAAGGCTCCCGGCTGCGCCGCTTCCGGGAGGTGTATACCGAAATCCCCCGTAAGAACGGCAAATCGGCAATCTCTGCCGGTGTTGCCCTGTATTGTTTTGCCTGTGATAACGAGTTTGGCGCGGAAGTGTATTCCGGTGCCACGACAGAGAAACAGGCGTGGGAAGTCTTTCGCCCGGCGCGACTGATGTGTAAACGCACACCCATGCTGACGGAAGCGTTCGGGATTGAGGTTAACGCCTCAAACATGAACCGTCCGGAGGATGGCGCGCGGTTTGAACCGCTGATCGGTAACCCCGGTGATGGTTCATCACCCCACTGTGCCGTGGTGGATGAATATCACGAGCACGCCACCGATGCGCTTTATACCACGATGCTTACCGGGATGGGCGCGCGACGTCAGCCACTGATGTGGGCCATCACCACCGCCGGGTACAACATTGAGGGGCCGTGCTACGACAAGCGGCGGGAAGTTATCGAGATGCTCAACGGTTCGGTACCCAACGATGAACTGTTCGGGATCATCTATACCGTTGACGAAGGCGATGACTGGACCGACCCGCAGGTGCTGGAAAAAGCTAACCCGAATATTGGTGTGTCGGTTTATCGCGAGTTTTTGTTAAGCCAGCAGCAGCGTGCGAAAAATAACGCCCGTCTGGCAAACGTCTTTAAAACAAAACACCTCAATATCTGGGTGTCGGCGCGTTCGGCGTATTTCAACCTGGTGAGCTGGCAGAGCTGCGAGGATAAATCACTGACCCTTGAGCAGTTCGAGGGGCAGCCGTGCATTCTGGCCTTTGACCTGGCGCGTAAGCTGGATATGAACAGCATGGCGCGACTTTATACCCGCGAGATTGACGGTAAAACGCATTACTACAGTGTGGCCCCGCGTTTCTGGGTACCGTATGACACGGTGTACAGCGTCGAGAAAAATGAAGATCGACGGACAGCCGAACGCTTTCAGAAATGGGTGGAAATGGGCGTTCTGACCGTTACCGATGGTGCGGAGGTGGATTATCGCTACATCCTCGAGGAGGCCAAAGCGGCGAACAAAATCAGCCCGGTCAGTGAGTCACCCATCGACCCCTTCGGGGCGACCGGGTTGTCACATGACCTTGCTGATGAAGACCTGAACCCCATCACTATCATTCAGAACTACACCAACATGTCCGACCCGATGAAAGAGCTGGAAGCGGCAATTGAATCGGGGCGCTTTCATCATGATGGCAATCCCATCATGACCTGGTGTATCGGCAACGTGGTCGGCAAAACCATTCCGGGTAACGATGATGTGGTGAAGCCCGTCAAAGAGCAGGCGGAAAACAAAATCGATGGTGCAGTTGCGCTGATTATGGCGGTTGGCAGAGCCATGCTGTACGAGAAAGAAGACACGTTGTCTGACCACATTGAGTCCTATGGGATCCGCTCGCTTTAACTGAGGTAATTATGATCATGCTGATTCTCGCGCCTCTGGTGGGCGTGCTGGGGGCGCTTTTGCTGGCGTATGGTGCCTGGCTGATTTATCCCCCGGCGGGGTTTGTGGTTGCCGGGGCGTTGTGCCTGTTCTGGTCGTGGCTGGTGGCGCGATATCTCGACCGTACACAGTCGTCTGTCGGCGGAGGGAAATAGTGTTCTTTTCTGGATTATTTCAACGAAAAAGTGACGCACCGGTGACCACGCCAGCAGAGCTGGCGGATGCTATCGGGTTGTCCTACGACACCTATACCGGAAAGCAGGTCAGCAGCCAGCGGGCCATGCGACTGACGGCGGTTTTTTCCTGCGTCAGAGTGCTGGCAGAGTCGGTCGGGATGTTGCCCTGCAATCTGTATCACCTGAACGGCAGCCTGAAGCAGAGAGCCACCGGCGAACGTCTGCATAAACTGATCTCCACGCATCCCAATGGCTATATGACGCCGCAGGAGTTCTGGGAGCTGGTGGTCACCTGTCTGTGCCTGCGGGGAAACTTTTACGCCTACAAAGTGAAAGCATTTGGCGAAGTGGCTGAACTGCTGCCCGTCGATCCCGGCTGTGTGGTACCGAAGCTTAACAGTAGCTGGGAGCCGATCTATCAGGTCACATTCCCGGATGGCTCCACGGATGTACTGAGCCAGGAGGATATCTGGCATGTGCGCACGCTGACGCTGGACGGACTGGTGGGGCTGAATCCCATCGCCTATGCCCGCGAGGCAATATCGCTGGCAGCTGCGACCGAAGAGCACGGGGCCAGACTGTTCAGCAATGGCGCGGTGACGTCGGGTGTGTTGCGTACAGAGCAGACGCTGTCAGATCAGGCTTATGAGCGCCTGAAGAAAGATTTTGAGGAGCGTCACACCGGGCTTGGCAATGCTCACCGCCCGATGATCCTTGAGATGGGGCTGGACTGGAAGTCGATGGCGCTGAACGCCGAGGACAGCCAGTTCCTGGAAACCCGCAAGTTTCAGCTTGAAGAAATCTGTCGTCTGTTCCGGGTGCCGTTGCACATGGTGCAGAACACCGATCGCGCCACCTTCAACAATATCGAAGAGCTGGGGCTGGGATTTATCAACTATTCACTGGTGCCGTATCTGACCCGCATCGAACAGCGGATCAACACCGGACTGGTACGAAAAAGTAAGCAGGGCGTTTATTACGCCAAATTTAACGCCGGGGCGTTACTGCGCGGGGATATGAAGTCCCGTTTTGAAGCCTACGCCACCGGGATCAACTGGGGAATTTACTCTCCCAATGACTGCCGCGACCTGGAAGATATGAATCCGCGTCCCGGTGGTGATGTCTATCTCACACCGATGAACATGACCACGAAACCCTCCGATGGCAGTAAAGCCGGTAAGCAGAAGGATAACGCCAATGCAGACGAAACAACGTCTTGATGTACCGCTGAGTCTGAAATCTGTCAGTGACTCCGGTGAGTTTGAAGGGTATGGCTCCGTCTTTGGTGTAAAGGACAGCCACGATGATGTGGTGATGTCCGGGGCATTTGCTGCTTCCCTGCGGGCGTGGAGTGACAGAAAAGCGTTACCTGCGCTGCTCTGGCAGCACCGCATGGATGAACCCATCGGTGTTTACACCGAAATGAAGGAAGACGATGTCGGGCTTTACGTCAGGGGACGGTTGCTTATTGATGATGATCCCCTCGCAAAACGCGCACATGCACACATGAAGGCCGGTTCGTTAACCGGCCTTTCTATTGGGTACGTCCTGAAGGACTGGGAATACGACCGGACGAAAGAAGCCTTTCTGCTGAAAGAAATCGACCTCTGGGAAGTCAGTCTGGTGACGTTTCCGTCTAACGACGAGGCGCGGATCAGCGACGTCAAGAACGCGCTGGCCCGCGGGGAAATCCCCGAACAGAAAAAAATCGAAAGAGTCCTGCGTGATGTCGGACTCTCCCGTACCCAGGCCAAAGCATTCATGGCCGGGGGCTATGGCGCACTGTCCCTGCGCGACGCTGAGGATGTGGGCTCTGCACTGAATGCACTGAAAAATCTGAACTTCTAATCAGGAGAAATACGATGGCGGTAGATATTAAAGATGTCGAACAGGTCGCGCAGGAGCTGCAGCAGAAGTTTGACGACTTCAAAGCAAAGAACGACAAGCGCGTGGATGCGATTGAGCAGGAAAAAGGCAAGCTTGCTGGGCAGGTGGAAACCCTGAACGGAAAACTCAGCGAGCTGGAAAATCTCAAAAGCGACCTTGAAAAAGAGCTGCTTGAGCTGAAACGTCCGGCAGGTGGTGCGCAAAATAAACTGGCCACCGAGCATAAAGAAGCGTTTGTGGGCTTCCTGCGTAAAGGCCGTGAAGATGGTCTGCGCGATCTGGAGCGCAAGGCATTACAGGTGGGCACCGATGAAGACGGTGGCTATGCCGTGCCGGAAGCGCTGGATCGCAACATTCTGACCCTGCTGAAAGATGAAGTGGTGATGCGTCAGGAAGCCACGGTGATCACCGTTGGCGGTTCCGACTACAAAAAACTGGTGAATCTGGGCGGTACGGCTTCCGGATGGGTGGGGGAAACGGATACGCGATCCCAGACTGCCACTTCCAGACTGGAGCTGATTGAACCTCTCATGGGGGAAATTTACGGCAACCCGCAGGCTACCCAGAAAATGCTGGACGATGCCTTCTTCAACGTGGAGGCCTGGATCAACAGCGAGCTGGCAACCGAATTTGCCGAACAGGAAGAAATTGCCTTTACCTCAGGCGATGGCACCAAGAAGCCGAAAGGGTTCCTGGCGTATGAATCCACTGATGAAACCGACAAGGTCCGGGCGTTCGGCAAACTTCAGCATATTGTATCCGGCGACGCGACTGCGGTGACCGCAGACGCCATTATCAAACTGATTTACACGCTGCGTAAGGCACACCGCACTGGCGCGAAGTTCATGATGAACAACAACAGCCTGTTTGCCATCCGTCTGCTGAAAGACACCGAGGGTAACTATCTGTGGCGTCCGGGGCTGGAACTGGGGCAGCCGTCCTCTCTGGCGGGTTACGGTATCGCTGAAAACGAACAGATGCCGGATATCGCCGCTGATGCGAAAGCCATTGCATTTGGTAACTTCAAACGGGGTTACACCATCGTTGACCGTATCGGCACCCGCATTCTGCGTGACCCGTACACCAATAAACCGTTTGTCGGTTTTTATACCACCAAGCGCACCGGCGGGATGCTGGTCGATTCGCAGGCCATCAAACTGCTGAAGATTGCAGCGGCGTAATCACTCAGGGGCGCGGAACCGCGCCCCCTGTTCTGACGGGTGAAGAATCATGATCCTGAAACAAGATCTGAAATGGTCACCGGACGGTATGCGTGTTGAGGTCATTCGGGCCGGTGAGTATGACGACGGGGCGCTTCCTGCCCGGGTGCAGGAGATTGCACTTCAGGCCGGGTTAGCAGAGCGCGGAATCAGTGCAAAAAGCAGTAAAGCGACAAAAGAGAAAAAAGCCACGACCAGTAAAGAGGGCTGAGTATGCTTCTGACAATGGAAGAGATTAAAGCCCAACTCCGGCTGGATGAGGATTTCGATGCTGATGACCGCCATCTGCAACTGCTGGCCTGTGCGGCACAAAAGCGGACGGAAACGTATCTGAACCGGAAGCTCTATGCACCGGATGAAACCATTCCGGACAGCGATCCGGACGGGCTGCACCTGCCGGATGATATTCGTCTGGGGATGCTGATGCTTATCAGCCATTTTTACGAAAACCGCTCGTCGGTTACGGAAGTGGAGAAACTCGACATGCCGCAGAGTTTTGGCTGGCTTGTCGGCCCGTACAGGTACTTTCCGCAATGAAAATTCGTCAGGCGCAGACCAGCGCAACCTACATTCTGCCGGACCCCGGTGAACTGAATAAACGCGTCCTGATCCGCCAGCGGGTGGATATGCCCGCGGATAACTTTGGCGTGGAGCCTCAATACCCGGTTACGTTCCGGACATGGGCGAAGGTTATCCAGACCAGTGCCACCACCTGGCAGGAAACCGCGCAGACCGGGGACGCCATCACCCATTACATCACCATTCGTTACCGCCGGGGGATCACCGCTGATTATGAGGTGGTCTGCGGTGACAGTGTGTACCGGGTGAAACGTCAGCGCGATCTGAACGGGGCGCGGCGCTTTCTGCTGCTGGAGTGTACGGAGCTGGGCGAATGTAGGCAGAGTCACGGAGGCAGCAATGGCGACTCCCTTTTTTCACGTTGATGTTCAGCAGCCCGCCGAGATGCGCTTTAACCGCGCCCGTGTCAGGCGGGCGTTTGTCACGATTGGGCAGCGTCATATGCGTGATGCCCGTCGGCTGGTGATGCGCCGTGCGCGGTCGGCACCGGGTGAAAACCCCGGTTATCAGACCGGACGCCTGGCTCGTTCGATTGGTTACATGGTACCCAGAGCCAGTAAACATCGCCCTGGTTTTATGACACGCATTGCCCCTAACCAGCGCAACGGGAAGGGGAACCGGATGATCTCTGGTGACTTCTATCCGGCGTTTCTGTTTTTTGGTGTCCGGGGAGGAGCAAAACGTCGTCGTAGTCATCATCGTGGTGCATCCGGTGGCAGCGGCTGGCGGCTGGCTCCACGTAATAACTTTATGGTGGAAACGCTTGAAAAGAACCGCAGCTGGACACGCTATTTTCTGGCGCGGGAATTACGTAAATCACTGAAGCCGGAGCGACGACGCAGATGAAACTGACGCCTGTTATTGCTGCGCTGCGTGCCCGCTGCCCGTATTTTGAAAACCGGGTGGCAGGCGCGGCACAGTTCAAAAATCTGCCGGAGGTCGGAAAGCTGAGACTCCCGGCGGCGTATGTGGTACCGGGTGATGACTCTCCGGGAGAAAACAAAAGCCAGACCGACTACTGGCAGGAGCTGAAAGAGGGCTTCTCCGTGGTTGTCATACTGAGTAACGGGCGTGATGAGCGCGGTCAGTTTGCCTCGTATGATGTGGTGGACGATGTCCGGCAGATGCTCTTTAAGGCTCTGCTGGGCTGGAACCCGAAAGCGTGTGGTAACCCGATTACCTATGACGGCGGCACGCTGCTGGATCTGAATCGTCATGAGCTGATTTATCAGTTCGATTTTTCGGTCATCAGCGAGCTGACCGAAGACGATACCCGCCAGCAGGATGACCTGAACAGTCTGGATGAACTGCGAACGCTGGCGATTGATGTTGATTATCTCGATCCCGGTAACGGGCCTGACGGCGATATCGAACATCACACCGAAATAACCCTTCCTTCCTGAGAATCTTCATGTTTGTGAAACCTGTTAAAGGGCGGTCAGTGCCTGACCCTGCCCGCGGTGACCTTTTGCCCGCCGAAGGGCGAAATGTTGACGAGAACAACTACTGGCTGCGCCGTGAAGCAGCGGGTGATATCCGGCGCGTGAATAAAAAGGTGAACACCGATGACGATAAGCTTTAACACCATTCCGTCGAATACGCTGGTTCCGCTGTTTTATGCGGAAATGGATAACTCGGCGGCGAATACTGCACAGGACAGCGGAGCATCGCTGCTGATTGGTCATGCCAATAACGGTGCAGAGATTGTTGCCAACAGTCTGGTACTGATGTCGTCGGCAGACTATGCACGCCAGATTTGTGGTGCGGGAAGTCAGCTGGCGCGTATGGTCGAGGCTTATCGCCAGACTGACCCGTTTGGCGAGCTGTATGTGATTGCCGTTCCTGAATCCACAGGCGCGGCGGCAACGGTTACGCTGACGGTGACCGGGGCGGCAACCGAAACCGGCACGGTGAATGTGTATGTGGGACGTACCCGCGTGCAGGCACCGGTGACTAACGGCGATAACGTCACGATGATTGCCAGCAGTATCCAGGATGCCATCAATGCCGTTCCGACCCTGCCGTTTACGGCTTCATCTTCGGCAGGCGTGGTCACACTGACCGCGCGTCATAAGGGGCTTTGCGGGAATGAAATTCCTGTCAGCCTCAATTACTACGGCTTTGGTGGGGGCGAAGTGCTGCCAGCGGGCGTACAGATTGCCGTGGCGACGGGTACCGCCGGAACGGGTGCTCCGGTTCTCACCGGCGCGGTGGCTGCAATGGCGGATGAGCCGTTTGATTATATCGGCCTGCCGTTCAACGACACGGCCTCCGTTAACACGCTGGTGACCGAGATGAACGATACCAGCGGTCGCTGGAGCTATGCGCGTCAGCTGTACGGTCATGTGTATACGGCAAAGATCGGCACGCTGTCAGAACTGGTGACCGCTGGTGACCAGTTTAACCAGCAGCACATTACCCTGGCGGGGTACGAAAAAGAGACCCAGACGCCTGCCGACGAGCTGGCGGCAAGCCGTACCGCCCGCGCAGCGGTGTTTATCCGCAACGATCCGGCGCGTCCCACGCAGACCGGTGAGCTGGTGGGTATGCTGCCTGCGCCGAAGGGGAAACGGTTCACGATGACCGAGCAGCAGACCCTGTTGTCTCATGGCGTGGCAACGGCGTATGTCGAAAGCGGGGTGCTGCGCATTCAGCGTGATGTCACCACGTACAGGAAAAATTCTTACGGGGTTGCGGATAACAGCTACCTCGACAGCGAGACGCTGCATACCAGTGCGTATGTACTGCGCAAACTGAAATCCGTCATTACCAGTAAGTACGGGCGTCACAAGCTTGCCAGCGACGGTACCCGCTTTGGTCCCGGTCAGGCGATTGTCACCCCGGCGGTAATCAAAGGGGAACTGCTGGCAACCTACCGTCAGCTTGAGCGTGCGGGGATCGTGGAAAACTACGAACTGTTTAAGCAGTACCTGGTTGTGGAGCGTGATGCCAGCGATCCGAACCGCCTGAACACGCTGTTCCCGCCTGACTATGTTAACCAGTTGCGTGTTTTTGCCGTGGTTAACCAGTTCCGTCTTCAGTATTCAGAGGAGTCTGCATAATGGCCCGTATCGGGGGAACCTGTTATTTCAAAATTGACGGTCAGCAGCTATCGCTGACCGGCGGCATTGAGGTGCCCATGAACAGGACGGTCAATGATGACATCATCGGCCTGGACGGTTCAGTGGACCGCAAGGAAACTCACCGTGCGCCTTATGTCAAAGGGACCTTCAAGGTGCCGAAGAATTTTCCGGTGAGCAAAATCACCTCGTCTGATGAGATGACCATCACTGCTGAGCTGGCGAACGGTCAGGTCTATGTATTGTCGTCAGCCTGGCTGCACGGCGAAGCGAACCATAATGCCGAAGAAGGCACGGTTGATCTTGAGTTCCACGGTGAAGAAGGGGATTACCAGTAATGAAAGAGCTTGAGTTAAAGAAACCGATTACCGCTCATGGCGAGACACTCTCCGTACTGGAGTTTGATGAGCCCACCGGGAAAGATGTCCGCGAGCTGGGGTATCCCTACCAGATGAATCAGGATGAGTCCGTCAGACTTCTGGCGCATGTTGTATCGAAATACATTGTGCGGCTGGCGAAAGTGCCGCAAAGCTCTGTCGACCAGATGTCTCCGGCAGACCTGAATGCAGCGGCGTGGCTTGTGGCTGGTTTTTTCCTCCAGGCCTGACGGCTGAATACCTCACTGATCGCTTCTTTGACTGCGCCAGCTACTGGCGCATTAATCCCTTCGAATTGCTGAATATGCCGATCAGTGAAATTCCCTTGCTGGTCAGTCAGGCAAACAGGATAGAGCAGGAGAAACGCACACATGGCTGAATTTGAGCTTAAGGCGTTGATCACCGGTGTCGACAGGCTTTCTCCCGCGCTGTCGAAAATGCAAAAGAAAATCCGGGGATTTAAACGCCAGGCGGAAGAGGCGTCACAGGGTGGGCTGGCGCTTGGTGGCGGACTGGCAGCGGGTCTGACGCTTTCCCTGAAATCTTATGCCGATCAGGAAAACGCCGCCACCGGGCTGAAAGTCGCCATGATGGATGCGAACGGCGAGGTCGGAAAGAGCTTTCAGGACATCAATAAACTGGCTATTGGCCTGGGTAACCAGCTACCCGGTACAACGGCTGATTTCCAGAACATGATGCAGATGCTGGTGCGTCAGGGGATCCCGGCAGAAAATATTCTTGGCGGTGTGGGTAAAGCGACAGCTTATCTTGCGGTACAACTGAAAAAAACACCGGAAGCGGCTGCTGAGTTTGCTGCAAAGATGCAGGATGCTACCGGAACGGCGTCAGAAGACATGATGGGGCTGTTCGACACTATCCAGAAGGCGTTTTATCTGGGCGTTGACGATACCAACATGTTGTCCTTCTTCACTAAAACCAGTTCTGTTCTGAAGATGGTGAACAAGGACGGTCTTCAGGCTGCACAGAGCCTTGCCCCCATCAGCGTCATGATGGATCAGATGGGGATGAACGGGGAGTCGGCAGGTAATGCCCTGCGAAAAGTTATCCAGTCCGGATTAAGCGTTAAGAAAATCAGGGACGTCAATAAAGTTATGGCCCGTCAGAAACTCGGGGTACAGCTCGATTTTACTGACGGCAAAGGAAGTTTTGGCGGTCTTGATAACATGTTTAAGCAACTGGCAAAGCTGCGAAAACTTACCGACGTTAAGCGAACAGGTGTACTTAAGGCAATATTTGGTGATGATGCCGAAACCCTTCAGGTGGTCAATGCGCTGATCGATAAAGGAAAGGATGGTTACGATCAGATCCAGCAAAAGATGAATAAACAGGCCAGCCTGAATAAACGTGTTCAGGCACAGCTTGGTACGCTGTCCAACCTGTGGGAGGCAATGACGGGGACCGCAACTAACGGCCTTGCGGCTATTGGCGGCGCATTTTCTGGTGACGCCAAAAATATCACGCAATGGCTGGGGGAGTTGGGGGAAAAATTCACGAAGTTTGCGGATGAAAATCCCCGGGTTATTCGCGGCGTCGTCGGGCTTGCTGCCGGTCTTGCGATTCTGAAACTGGGATTGATGGGCGTGGGCAGTGCCATCAGCATTGTCAGCAGGATCATGTCGATGACGCCGATTGGCATGATTGCGACGGCGATAGCCCTGGCTGCGGGATTAATTATCACTAACTGGGATGTTGTCGGACCTTATTTCAAGAAGCTCTGGGAAACCATTGGTCCTTATTTTGAGGCTGGCTGGGAACTCCTTAAGAAAGTTTTTGCCTGGTCGCCGATGGGGATGGTGATCAATAACTGGGGGCCGGTTGTTAAGTGGTTTCAGGATATGTGGGACAAGCTGAAGCCAATTATTGAGTGGTTTACCGACAGTTCCGGTGACACGGTCGATGCCATTAACTCTGCGCAGTGGGGCGCGGGTGCTTATGATGCTTATGGGACGGGAATACCGGCACGGGGATACACTCCTTATCCGGCGGTGGATCCGGCTCAGGCAAACAACGCCTCCGATGCCACAGGCTCGAATCCCTTCATGATTAATAAAGCTACCGCGCCAAAAGTTGATGGTGAGATCAAGGTATCATTTATAAATATGCCACCAGGTATGCGGGTTACGGAAACACGCTCCAGTGGCATTGATATAAATCACGATGTTGGCTATACCCGATTTTGGTAGCCAGGATTCCCCTCACATGTATTGCTGGTTGTAAGTCATAAATAGAGTGATAGAATTAATGCACATTTAGAAAAATGTTAATAGGCGAAAAATGAAAGGCTATATCACAGCAAGTGTAATTCTTGGAGCAGCGGCTATTTTTTCATCTCTCATAATCTCTGGCAACATCTCCTTTAAAGATGAACATATTATTCAGTTATCTGGAGGAGCCATAAAACTTGGTGATGTTTATAAAGAAAATAAATTAATAAGTGCAAAGATTATTTTTCCAGATAATCAGGGTGAACAGATTCTTGTTGTCGACGGCAATCCTGAAAACTTTAAGGAGGATTTTCAGGAGAAATTAAATAAAGTAATAAAAACTTTAAATGCGTCAAAGAAAAAAGATGAAGAGAAAGTTAGCCTGGATAATTTAAGTGTTATTGAAGAGTCTAAACTAGAGCTCGTTTCTGCGGTGCGTTACTCTGCTCAGTATGTTCCTATGTTTACTCTGACGCTGGACAAAAAAGAAATTACCATGCCTAAAAATACGGTAATATTTCCATTTGCCAGCGATGAAACAGCTAAGTATTTAAATGAACAACAGCAAAAGTATAAAGATTCGTTGTTTCTGACTCGCTAATTAATAAAATTCATTACAAGGCCACCTTCTAATAGGTGGCTTTTTAATTTTCGGAGTATATATGACGTGGAAAGACAGACTTCAGGACGCGTCATTTCGCGGTGTGCCGTTTAAGGTTGAAGAAGAAAGTGCGGGAACCGGTCGTCGTGTGGAAACGCACGAATACCCGAACCGCGACAAACCCTATACCGAAGACCTGGGGAAAATCACTTTCCGCCCGTCCATCACGGCTTATGTGGTGGGAGATGACTGCTTTGACCAGCGCGATCGCCTGATTGACGCGCTGAATAAACCCGGTCCCGGCACGCTTGTCCATCCGACTTACGGTGAGCTGAAAGTCTGTGTTGACGGAGAGGTTCGGGTCAGCACATCGAAGAGTGAAGGGCGTATTGTCCGCTTTGACCTGAAGTTTGTCGAAGCGGGAGAACTCTCTTACCCCACATCAGGTGCGGCGACGGCGCAGACGCTGATGTCATCCTGTTCTGCACTGGATGACTGCATCAGTGACAGTTTCAGTGGTTTCAGTATCGATGGCGTGGCGGATTTTGTGCAGAACGACGTCGTCGGTAATGCCAGCACAATGCTTGGGTATGTTTCTGATGCGATGAAAGTGGTGGATTCTGCCGTATCGGATGCCGCCAGACTGTTGCAGGGGGATATCTCGGTACTTCTGCCGCCGCCATCGTCAGGCAAAAATTTCGTTGAGCAGGTGCAGAAAATGTGGCGTACCGGGAAGCGCCTTTATGGTAACGCCAGCGACCTGGTCACCATGATCAAAACGCTTTCCGGTGTCAGCCTCGGCAGCGATCTGCAACCGCGCGGCGTCTGGAAAACGGACAGTAAAACCACCGCCACGGCTACGCAGCAGCGTAACGTGGTTGCCAGCACCCTTCGTACGACCGCAATCAGCGAAGCGGCGTATGCCGTCACCCGATTGCCTGCGCCAACAACTTCCGCGGTGATGCAGAATTCCGCAGTGGGGCAGGCAACAACACCCGCGCAGAGCACAGGCTGGCCTTCCGTCACGCATCCGGCACTGAACAATGCACCGGCGGTGAAAAACACGGTTGACCTGCCGACGTGGGAAGAACTGACTGACATTCGCGACACACTGAATACGGCAATTGATAAGGAGTTGTCCCGTACAACCAGCGATGCGCTGTTTCTGGCGCTGCGCCGGGTGAAAGCAGATCTGAATGCGGATATCAACACGCGCCTTGAACAGTCTGCACGGATCATTCAGCGCACACCGGATGAGGTTTTACCCGCGCTGGTGCTGGCGGCGACCTGGTTTGATAACGCGGCGCGTGACGCGGACATTATCCGGCGTAATGCCATTACGCATCCCGGCTTTGTGCCGGTGATCCCTCTGAAGGTGCCAGTGCAATGAACGATAACGTCACGCTACGGGTAAATGGCCGGGAGTGGAATGGCTGGACATCGGTGCGCATCGGTGCCGGTGTTGAACGACTGGCGCGGGATTTCAGTGTGGAGATCACCCGCCAGTGGCCGGGAGATGAGGGTATCACCACGCTTCAGCCGCGCATTAAAAACGGTTCAAAAGTGGAGGTGCTGATTGGTGATGAGCTGGTGATCACCGGCTGGGTGGAGGCGACGCCCGTTCGTTACGATGCCCGTTCGGTCAGCACCGGTATTGCCGGACGCAGTCTGACCGCTGACCTGATTGACTGTGCAGCCGAACCGACACAGTTTAACGGACGATCGCTGGTACAGATTGCGCAGGCGCTTGCTGCGCCTTTCGGCATTGAGGTGGTGAACAGCGGTGCGCCGTCGGGTGTTATTCCTGATGTCCAGCCTGATCACGGTGAAACGGTGATTGAGGTAATCAACAAAATACTCGGTCAGCAGCAGGCGCTGGCTTATGACGACCCGCACGGCAGGCTGGTGATTGGCGGTATTGGCTCAACGCGGGCACATACCGCGCTGGTACTTGGGGAAAACATCCTTTCCTGTGATACGGAGAAGAGTATCCGGGAGCGGTTTTCAGTTTATCAGGTGGCGGGGCAGCGTGCCGGAAACGACGATGATTTTGGTGAGGCCACTACCACCGTGCTGCGGGCCCGCACAGAGGACGCATTTATTGCCCGTTACCGTCCGATGTATATCAGGCAGACAGGGCAGGCCACGGGGGCAGGCTGTATTGCGCGTGCTGACTTTGAAGCCCGACAACGGGCGGCGCGGACGGATGAAACCACCTATGTGGTGCAGGGCTGGCGACAGGGTAACGGTACGCTGTGGCAGCCCAACCAGCGGGTGATTGTCTTTGATCCGGTCTGTGGTTTCGACAATACCGAACTGCTTGTTTCGGAAGTCACGTTTACTCAGGACCAGAACGGCACCCTGACGGAAATCCGTGTCGGCCCGCCTGATGCTTATCTGCCTGAACCCGAAGATCCCGGCGCGCTGAAAAAGAAAAAAGCCAGAGTACAGGAGGACCCGTTCTGATGAGGGCGATTGAAACCATACAGCGACAACTCCTCGGGCTGATTGGGCGGGCCGTGGTGAAAAGCATCAGTGCCGCCACGAAATGTCAGACCGTGGATGTGTCTCTGATTGCCGGTGAACCCAAAGCCGGGGTTGAACATCTTGAACCTTACGGTTTTACCGCAAGGGCAAACAGCGGTGCGGAAGCGGTGGTGTTGTTTCCGGATGGTGACCGTTCTCATGCGGTGGTTGTTACGGTGTCGGATCGGCGTTACCGCCTGAAAGGGCTGCAGACGGGTGAGGTGGCTGTCTATGACGATCAGGGGCAGTCCGTGACGCTGACCCGGGAGGGGATCGTGGTGGACGGTGCAGGTAAAACGATCACGTTTCGCAATTCACCTAAAGCACGTTTTGAAATGGACCTGGAAGTGACAGGACAGGTGAAAGACCTGTGCGACTCTAGCGGCACCACCATGTCAGCGATGCGGCTTGCCTATAACGGGCATTGTCACAGAGAGAACGGTCAGGGCAGTAACACCGACAAACCTGATAAAGCGATGGAGGCATGATGGAACTGTGGCTGACGGTGAACGGTAAACGCACCTGCGCCAGCGCACCGCTGGATCCGCTGACCCGTGCCGTGGTGATTTCCCTGTTCACCTGGCGGCGGGCTGAACCTGATGACAATGCCGACGTCCCGATGGGATGGTGGGGGGATACCTGGCCTGCGGTACAGAATGACCGTTACGGCTCCCGACTGTGGCTGCTTCAGCGCAGCAAACTGACCAATCAGCTGGTGCAGACGGTAAGGGGATATATCCGCGAATGCCTGCAATGGATGATTGATGACGGCGTGGTGTCCCGTATTGATCTGGATATCCGCCGCACCGGGATTAATGAGCTGGGTAACAGTATCACCCTCTGGCGTCGTGACGGACCGGTAATGATTTCTTTTGATGATCTGTGGAGTGCGATAACGCATGGCGGACAGTGAATTTCAACGCCCGACGCTGGCAGAAAATATCAGTATGCTCCGTAACGATTTATTCGCCAGGCTGGACGTCAGCGACACGCTCCGGCGCATGGATGAAGACGTGCGGGCAAAGGTGTATGCGGCGGCGCTGCATACGGTTTACGGTTACATCGATTATCTGGCAATGAACATGCTGCCTGACCTGTGCGATGAGTCCTGGCTGGCGCGACATGCTGCGATGAAACGGTGTCCGCGCAAGGGGGCCACGTCTGCCAGCGGGTATATGCGCTGGGAAGGTGTCAGCGATGGCCTGAAGGTGACCGCCGGGAGTGTTATTCAGCGCGATGACCTGGTTCAGTACACGACAACTGACGATGCAACCAGCTCCGGTGGTGTCCTGCGCGTGCCGATCGCCTGCTCAAGTGCAGGTGCGGTCGGTAACGCTGACGACGGTACGGCATTAATCCTGGTCACGCCGGTTAATGGTCTGCCGTCTTCCGGTGTGGCTGACACCATTACAGGCGGATTTGATACTGAAGAGCTGGAAACGTGGCGCGCCCGCGTCATTGAGCGGTATTACTGGACGCCGCAGGGCGGGGCTGACGGGGACTATGTCGTTTGGGCTAAAGAAGTGCCCGGCATTACCCGCGCATGGACATACCGTCACTGGATGGGAACGGGAACTGTCGGTGTGATGATTGCCAGCAGTGACCTGATTAATCCCATTCCGGAAGAATCAACGGAAACGGCAGCAAGACAACATATCGGGCCACTGGCCCCGGTGGCAGGCTCTGATTTGTATGTATTCAGGCCGGTGGCACATACGGTGGATTTTCATATCCGCCTGACGCCGGACACACCAGAAATACGGGCTGCCATTACCGCGGAGTTGCGTTCGTTCCTGCTGCGTGATGGTTATCCGCAGGGAGAACTGAAGGTATCGCGTATCAGTGAGGCGATTTCCGGTGCGAACGGGGAATACAGCCATCAGTTGCTTGCACCGGTGGACAATATCTCCATTGCGAAAAACGAACTGGCGGTACTGGGGACGATTTCATGGACGTGACAAACGATGATTACATCCGCCTGTTATCGGCACTGTTGCCGCCCGGTCCGGCGTGGTCAGCCAGCGATCCGGCGATTGCCGGTGCGGCACCGTCATTAACCCGTGTTCATCAGCGTGCGGATGCCCTGATGCGGGAGCTGGATCCGCGCACCACCACTGAACTGATAAACCGCTGGGAGCGTCTGTGCGGTCTGCCGGATGAATGTATTCCCGCAGGGACACAGACCCTTCGTCAGCGTCAGCAACGACTGGATGCGAAGGTTAACCTGGCGGGCGGCATCAACGAGGATTTTTATCTTGCACAGCTTGCTGCCCTGGGCAGACCAGATGCCACCATCACGCGATACGACAAAAGCACGTTCACCTGCTCATCGGCCTGTACTGACGCTGTGAACGCGCCTGAATGGCGGTATTACTGGCAGGTCAACATGCCAGCCGCCACCAACACCACCTGGATGGCATGTGGCGATCCCTGTGATTCCGCACTGCGTATCTGGGGCGACACCGTTGTCGAATGTGTGCTTAACAAACTCTGCCCGTCGCATACCTACGTAATTTTTAAATATCCGGAGTAATCCATGCATCGTATAGACACGAAAACCGCGCAGAAGGATAAGTTCGGTGCGGGTAAGAACGGTTTTACCCGTGGTAACCCCCAGACCGGCACGCCTGCCACCGATCTGGATGATGACTACTTTGACATGTTGCAGGAGGAGCTTTGCAGTGTTGTGGAGGCATCCGGTGCCAGCCTGGAGAAGGGGCGGCATGACCAGCTGCTTACAGCGCTTCGTGCGCTGCTGTTAAGCCGCAAGAATCCGTTTGGCGATATCAAATCGGATGGCACGGTGAAAACGGCTCTCGAAAACCTTGGTTTGGGAGAAG